TAGTCAGCGGTCTGCAAAACCGTGTACGGCGGTTCGAATCCGCCAGGAACCTCGAAGAAGGAAAAATGCCGGATACAGAAATGTGTCCGGCATTTGTTATTTATTGACATTCAGTTAATTAGCTACTTCTTCATTTGTGTGACAAACTGTGCAGGTGTAGACCGATGATCAATTCTTACCTGCAAAAAGGAACCATTGTAGATTATGGTAACTATAAAAATATATCTAAGAACATATGGTAACGACCCGGAAAATGGAGTCGTGTGGTTATCCTTTTATGTCGATCGTGAAAAAGTGAACTTTTCCACGAAGGTTTCAGTTGCCATTAAGGACTGGAATGATAAAAAGAAGTGTGTAGGAGCAGGGGATAAGTTAGCAAAAGATAAGAACTTGATTATAGAAACTATTCTAGCAAGGGTAAACAATGTTTTTGTAAAGTATCGTCTTCGTGACAGGAAACTTACTAGAGACTCTTTTCTCAAAGCATATCATCGTCCGACTGATTATAATACTTTCTTTGAGTTCGTGTCGGAGTATCAGAAGAAGGAATCTCTCCGGCTTGAAGATTCTACGTACAAGACCAATTTGTCTGTAATCAAGAAGTTGAAGGAATACAACCCTAACCTTTATTTTGATGATATAACCGGTGAGTGGCTTGACGAGTACTTCTTTCATTTAATGAATGAGCTGGAGAATAATCAGAATACGGCAAATAAAAACATGGCCACAATCAAAAAGTATGTCCTGGCTGCATATAACGCAGGGTATATGGATGAAAATCCTTTTAAAAACTGGAAGATAAAGAAAGGGATTCCTTCCGGAGAGTATCTGCAGGAAGATGAATTGCAGACTTTGATGGGTTTATATATGGATGGAGAATTGGATTATAAGCACCATAAAACGTTAGAGATGTTTTTGTTTTTATGCTTTAGCTCATTACACATAGGGGATGCAAAGAAGTTGACTCTTGAACAATTTACAGATAATACGTTGACTTATTTCCGAATAAAACTGAAGAAAAGAAAACCATTTCCTATTCAAGTACCTATATCGGATCCACTTCATACACTGCTGAAAAATATTGTTGGTACCAGAAAAAAAGGTATCGTTTTTGAGAAACTACCTGCTGATCAGACAATGAATAGATTTCTGAAAGAAATAGCTGTGATTGCCGGAATAGAAAAGAACATTACACATAAAGTTGGCAGACATACCTTTGCGACTATTTTTTTGCGTAAGACTAAAGACATAGCTTCCTTAAAAGAGATACTAGGACATTCTGATTTAAAAGAGACTTTAGTGTATGCTCATGTATTAAATGAAAGCAAACAAGAAGGAGTACAATGCTTTAATTGTTTCGCTTTTTAAACTGTACATTTGTGCAATGGACTATTATAACTTTGATAATCAAATAATAACGAGCGTACAATCTTCGTACACTTTAGTACAGAATACTGTACGCTCGTACTAAATCGAATTTAAGGGCGTATGACTATTGTAGGAGAATAACCAAATTCTGCTGCCGCATTGAAACAGGGGCAAGATTTAATCCACTCATTAGGTTCTACGATGCCATTATCGTTCAAATCAGGTGAAGTGTCTCGATGCCCTAATATTTCAGTGATATTAAATTGTTGTTTGAGACGGGACACTAGCTCCATGAGGGCTTTCTTTTGTGCTTCTGTACGTGTATCTGTAGGTTTGCCATAACTGTTTAAGCCTCCTACATAACATATTCCAATGCTGTGTTTGTTGTAAGATATGCCGGAATTTCCTTTGGTGTTACAATGTGCACCTTCCATATCGAGGGGTCTACCTTCTTCGATAGTACCATCTAGGTCAATGACATAGTGATAGCCGATCATAGAAAAGTTCCGATCTCGATGCATTTTATCAATGTCTTTTGCTTTGAAATCTTGTCCGGCACGTGTAGCGGAACAGTGAATGATGATTGAATCAATATTGTTCATGTCTTTTATTAAAAGTGGTGGATATGGAGTTATTTACTTAAAAAGGCCTCATTAACCGCAATCTGTACAACTGCGACAAAGTTAGTTCTTACGTATTCTTTGATGCGTTCCGCCTGATCCGTAGACAATTCCACCTCACCGTTCTTGTAGATTTGTTGAGCTAATTCCAACTCGCCCAAATCAGCGGTTTTCTGGTAGATAGTATTACCTAACACTTTTGCAATATCGACGGTACTGTTATTCCCTTCGATGTCTTTTACTTGAATATTTCTAAAGTCTATTATCATAATTTATTGCATAACGTGTAAATTAACAACACGGGCTGGATTATTAAGAGTGTATGTATCTGCAGTTATAAAAATTAAAAAGTTCCACGGTTGAATAGTTACAGTATTGCTGCTTTGATACGTAACCATAACTCTTTTTACATAATTGGAGTTATTTACAACTGTAACCATTTTCCGCCGAGGCGAATCACAAATATATGCCACATTATTTCCGCTTCCTTCCAAAAAGACACAGTCTATCGGCTGTCCGGCTTTCCCGTACTTATGATAAAAAGTATCCGTTCCATAATTATAAATATGTGCAAAAAAATCGCAAGTTGAATTTGAACTAAATGAAAGAGAGGTCATTTGTTGGTGTCCGAATTGTCCTCTACACCATAAGTCGGCGGTGTAAAACCTATAACTTCTTTCTGTTCCGTTTGACTCCTTATAAGTACCTTGGTGCTGCATATCTCCTTCAAAATACATCTTTCCCTCACTAGAGCTAAACCCTATTGCGCATTTAACAATATTATTATCATCTATTCCCTGCAGCTTTTTAAATGTCCCTGTCGCACCGTCTAATTGTTTAACTTTCAAGTTATCAACGTCAATAAAATCGGTAACGATCTTTCCTTCACTGATAAACGTTTTATTCCCAACCAATATCGCACCCGTTGCAGGAAGTGATAATTTCCCGTCCGCTGTTAATTCAAGCCCGGTTACATTATGCTTAATCGAACCGCCCGTCATTAACCAACCTTGCGTTTTTGCTTGATTACCGATAAACAGACCAGACGTACCAAGTATATCGATCGTTGCATTTTGAGCTACTAACAACTGCGTAGCGACATTAACAAATTCGTTAAACAAAGTCCATTTCGTTACATCGAAAGAAGAACCGGAATTGTGATCTGCACGACACGAATAAGTATTACCGTTGTAGATAATAGTATCTCGATACTGCGTGTTGTTAACATAGTTAGTATTTGCTTTCCACTCGCCGCGCGGACGGATTAGAGCGCCGGGAAGCCCGGTTGCCCCAGTTGCACCCGTATCTCCCTTATCGCCTTTGTCTCCTTTATCACCTTTGACCTTCGTCCATGTATAAGCGGAAAACGTATTACTGTCTGCCGCTGTGAAGTCGGTGTATTGTCCGATGTATGCGCCCGGCGTCTCACCGTTGTTAGCGGTAAACGTCGTACCATTGTCCGAGTACTTGATGTGTAAGTAAGAAGTTTGCCCGTTGGCTCCGGTTGGTCCGGCAATACCTTGATCTCCTTTAGGACCTTGCGAGCCTTTCAACTGTACCCACTTATAAGAAGTGTATCCGGTCGGAGCGGTCGCGCTTGTTGTTACCGCCGTGCCGATATAAGTGTTCGGAGTGTCAGACATCGGATTTCCGTTCGCATTAGCGGAATACTTCACATGAAAATACTGCGATGTGCCGGGAATACCTTGTGAACCGGTCGGCCCCGTTTCGCCTTTTTCACCTTTAGCTCCAGTTGCACCCGTATCTCCCTTGTCGCCTTTGTCTCCTTTATCACCTTTAACCTTCGTCCAAGTGTAAGCGGAAAACGTATTGCTGTCTGCCGCCGTGAAGTCGGTGTATTGGCCGATGTAAGCACCAGGAGTCTCGCCGCCATTTGCCGTAAAGGTCGTACCGTTATCACTATACTTGATGTGCAGATAACTTGTCTTACCATCCGCTCCGGTTGGTCCCGCGATACCTTGATCTCCTTTAACACCCTGCGAACCTTTCAACTGTACCCACTTGTATGAGGTGTAAGAAGTCGGAGCGGCCGCACTCGTTGTAACTGCTGTACCAATGTAGGTATTAGGGGTATCACTCATAGGATTTCCGTTCGCATTAGCGGAATACTTCACATGAAAGAATTGTGATGTGCCAGGAATACCCTGCGATCCAGTCGGTCCCGTTTCACCTTTGTCACCTTTAGCCCCAGTTGCTCCATCTATTGCACCAATACGAACAGTAGTCCATGAAACGGGAGACGTAGCCGGAGGGATAACAATACCCGTGCGCATCCACAAATATTCGTTTGTACCACAGGCGGGCGGAGTTTTACTCCACCCACTTGTAGGCGCAACCGTACCAGATGTAGACTTTGCGAACTCCTGCGCGGGATATTGCCCGTCCTTCGTTACGCTAATTGTTATTTGTCCCCTTGCTACTATCATGCTATTATTTTAGTGATAATTCAACAACAAACGTCGCTTTTACATCGACTTCGGCAGCAGTGACGGTAATGGTCTTTCCAGTCTTTACACCGGAAGTTCCCCAAGCCGTATCTTGTGTACCATCCTTATTGTACTTCTTCCAAGAAAATACAAATTTGGTATCAGCGGCACTATCGGTGAATGCTTCCCCATTCTGCCATACTTTGGCATTGATAGTTGTACTTCCTTGACCATTTATTAATTTATCCCCCGTTGTAGAAGAGACTTCCACTATATACGGATCGGAAAGATCGGAGAACGAAATAATATCGCTCACTGTTGTGTTGTAGGTCCCGGATGCTGTATCGGTATCCTTGATCTCACATTTGAAAGACTCGAAATTTAAGACAGCACTTGCCGGGATGGTGATCTCATTAGTTGTTGTACCCGTAATGCCGTATGAGTTGGAAGCTGCCAAAGATTCCCAGGTTCCATCAGATTTCAATTTAAACCATTGATATGCAACCTTATCAGCATCGATACTACTACCCCGCCACATGTCACAATGCGCTTTTAAAGTTGAAGACTGATCGTTTTTGAAAACATTACCGGCAGGAGCATACGCAATAGCACAAATAAGCTGTCCGGCATTTTCAGTTTTAGTGTAGTTGATAACTGCCTTGACAGGAGTTTCTAACTTCGTATCCGGATCAACATAAATACCGGAGCATTCGACCTTCATCTGCGATACAGATGTCATATTGTTCTTAAGCGTCAACGCATACGGCGCAGTAGCGGCAACAGTACCACCGAATGCAGTGATTGCACCTCCATTCACTGTATAGGCAGGAGCAGCTTTTAAACGACTGATTACGTTTGTTGTCGTTCCGGATACATACATTTCAGGGGTAATGACAAGGAAAGGAGAAGCCGTATAGTTCGGTACATAGGTGCTGTTTTCCTTGTTAAAGATTTGCGTCAAAGGCTGATTAGAGCCTAGATACATGTTCATTGATTTTGCGTCGTTCAAATCGACGATGGTAATTTGACCTCTTGCGATTGGCATAATTTATATTTTAAAGTGAAACAATACAGTTAAATGTAGCACGTCCCCAAACATCATCCGAGGTAAGTGTCAACACATGTCCGTGCCCGACATGCGTCTCATTGAATATTTTATCGGTATCCGAATTACCACTTTCCTTCTCCCACGAAAAGCGAGAAGCCGGAACGCTATCTGTTATGTCCGTGTCTCCTTTTATCACGTATGCGGTTAAAGTGGTAGCTACAGAACCATTCTGAAATATATTACCGTTAGAACTCATTATGTAAACTATTACTGCGTCCTTTCCCGCTGCCGACTTTTCAAGCCAGTCTGTAGCACCTTCCTCCGGTTCTTGCGTTGTAGGCTTATCTGAAATACATAGCCATGACGAACCATTGTGAGTAACCTCGTCATAATAGCAATAGCTTCCGGATGTCCATTCTCCCTTAAAGCAGGGAACTCGACTTTCTGTTATTCCATCGTCTGAAATCTGTTTGATTACCCCTGTCATATATACATTACGGAGATACGCACTATGTCCGGTCATATCAATATCAAACAGTTTTAAGTTAGACAGGTCGCCCAACTGCATAGCGATCATTTCCTTAGTAATCTCCCAATTATTAACACCTGTCAGATAGCGGACATAGCTTTGCGTCGAATAGCTCGATCTTTGTCGCTCTTCGTTCGTGAAGTTTCCATACGCGACGAAGTGCATGGTCTTTTGTGGTGGAAGTATAGTTCCGCTACGAAGTATGTATTTAAAAGTCTTTTCATCAATTTTTTCAGAAATTCGGAAATAAGAGGTATGAAAACCAGTGACCGAATCATTGAATTTTCCTTTGCAGATGTCATCAATCTCTATTTCTGCAAGTTCTCCGGGCTCTAATTTCAAATAGATAATTCTCTCCAGTGGATCTACTTCCTCTATGATGCCCCCGCCAGGTGCATTCCAAGTTTCTCCACTAACTACCGAGATACGATTATATCTAAATTCATCTGATTCCAAGAATCCGCGTATGTGTACAGAGTTAAACTCTGCATCTCCGATAGCCGATATTAACCATCCCAACATTTTGCAGGCATAGTCTGAAGAAGAAATATCTCCTGAAGTAGAAATGTTTCCAGTGAAAGAGGCGGTATTGGCAAGAAGTTCATTTAGCACCTCTATATTATCAGCTTTTACTCCTTTCTCAACTTCAAGTCCTCCTAGTAACTGCAATAAGAAGAGGGTGCTGTCTGGTTGCTTACGACGCAAAAAAGTATCTCCTTCAGCAAAATCTTTCAGTTTTTCATTTAGGAAAGATAGTACTGTTGCGACATGTCGGTTGGAGACACTGTTCTTCAAAATAGCCTTGTCAATGTAGTCTATCAGTTGATCTATGAGATCCTGTTGTGTTGACATATCAATTGAATTGTTTAGTGAATTGTTCGGTATGTATTCGTGGCGACCCTAAATCATCATCATTAAATGAACCTGTATAACGTTGTTCTGAATCCGCAAAACGTAGAGATAACTTTATACTCTCCGGAACGGTTGCACGGGATGCTCTGGTAAGATTTTCCGCTGTGACATTTACTCTGATATTTCGTCCGTCCAGTCCAAGGAGTTTTATGTCGTCAGAAGATAACAGATCAATCAAATGTATCAGTTCGTCATTTGTGCGATATCCGGATTCTACAGTCATAGATTCGCGTCCGGATAACCTTTCCCAGGATTCAACATAATCATCTATGACTTCATCATACTTATTGAATGCATTTTCTTTTTCTGCTTCACGCTTAATACTTCCAATGCCGGTAATTTCGATCAGCTCATAAGAACCGTATGAATTAAGAAATTGTAAGAGATACCTTTCTCTACTTATTGTTCCGGGAGTAATTACGATCGTGCAGGATTTAGTTTCTCCTACATAGATATCAAATATGGAGGCAAGAATATGGTGAGTATCGAAAAGTTGCTTCCGAAGACGATATAAGTTGAGTGCAACCGGTTGTCCGGCTACTCCGATTAGGGCGGTCTCCATTCCGTTTGCAATTACTCTTAGTATACCACCATCAGGATAGATGAAGGAGAGCGGAAGTAGTTCCGTTTCCCGGATTGTAATAAGTCTTTCGGAAGTACGGGTTGTTTGGAAGAAATTACCGTCCGGATTCATCAATTTCCAGATAAACACATTCTTATTTTCATCATTGAGATGACGTAACATTCTTTTGCTTACTCCGCCAATAAATACTTTCAGTGAGATCGTTAGATTATTTTTTTCACTATTGGAAACATTGATAGTAACATTACGAGAACAACCTTCTGCCTGTAGCAGAACTTCTTCCGATTCATTATATAATTGGGCCGGTTGTACTATATCAGCAAGTATGTCCTGAATAAAAACAAAGAAGTTGCCTTCTCCGCTGCCGGTGAATATTGTTTGTTCTCCTACTAAAATGGTATAAGTTGCCAGAGAACTGCTGTTGATCGACAACTTGATTGGATTGCCGGTCAATGCCATATTGGCGGGCGATATGTTTGCAGTCAGACTCATTTTACTAGATAATTAGGTGAGATAATTTGTTCTTGTACCAGATAATTACAGGTACAATAGTCATGCAGGAATTCTTCTCTATCAGCGGTGGGGTGAGAGAGAAAAAGAAAGAGGTCATCAAACGTAATAGATGCATTTTTCATATATTTCTGATAAGTGATGAGCATCTTTTCAATATCATTTGATTGAATAGTTGATATTACTGTTTCTGATGTATTCATATTGCAAAATTGTATGTTATATTGCGGGATATAAAGGACATTTTATAATAACTCTGCACGCACTGATTGGTCATATTGCAGGTCATAATGTACTCCTCCTCTCGAATTACTAATCTCATAATGGAGGTGTCCATCGGGCGTTGTACCGAGGTAATACCTAATCCGGTAATATAGATCGAAACTATAATTGACTTTCCTTATAAAATACTCCTTTTTATTATTGTAATCTTCTTCAGTAGGTACTGAAAGAGGGACTTTAATATCTACTGTATCAGTAGAAACATTCTTATATTGTAGGTCATATAAGCTATTCCCATCTCTATTCGCTTCGTCTCTCCAGGCATCTTTTTGTGGTTTTACGGCAGCTTCTACGACTGAATTCTTGTTATCAAATAACGCCCACTTATATTTTTGATCGACGATGGGGACGGTTTGTTCTTCTTCCAGATTATATGGTTTGAGTAATTTGGTTGTACGCAATTTGACTGTTGCCGGGAATGAAGAGCTTTGGGGTAACGTATAACGTATGGTATCAGGCAACATTCGTTGACCATCAAGTAAAATAGGAGAGGAGAAATCTGGATTCATACATTGTTGAGCCGATAGATGCATATCCGTTTCTATGAGATGATTGGCGTGGCGAAGAATAGCGTCATATTCCTTCCAGAAATGATTGAACAGTCCATATTTGCCAACAAATAAAAGAGAAATTTCGCAGGCTTTTCCATTTTGTTTGTTTAATACCGGTTCTCCGAAAATATCCAGACAAATTTGTGAACCATAAGTAACTCGATCTCTTGTATCGAAGAAAGAAAAGCAAAATGCCAAAGGGGTTTGGTAGTTTAAGTTTTCTGATAATTCAACATCGGAACTAGAAATTGTGGTGTATCGATGTACTTTACCGAAGAGATAGTAAGGAACTCGTATATATTTATATACGTCTCCTTTAAAACGTTCCGTTGCGGAAGGCAAAAATTCATCAATAGAGGTAATCTCTTTATATGCCATATCAGCTCCACGATCCCAGGGGAAGAAATCCGTTGACACTAATTCTGAACGTCCGGTTATGTTATCTGTTTTATAATATAATCCGCTCTCTGTAGAATAGGTTAGGTATCCATTTGCTTTAGTCGTGACAATATAGTGATATGGCTTTAAGAATTTATCCAGTGAATCAGCGGCAGGAGCTGCCGTCCATTTTGGATCTTCTCCCCGTACGTTTGTTGCAGCTGATAATTTTAATTGCTGTGGGGCTTCAAAATTGATAGTTGGTTTGGACGCTTTTTGTAGCGTCCAATCAGAAGTAGTTTTGGAATTAAGGATATCACGAATGAATTTAAGTCTGACCTTACGGGTATTTCCATCTACAAAGTAAAGTAATCCAAAACGGCACCATAAGGCTTGCATGAATTCATTGATTGTGCAGTCAGGCATGAGATCAGCATATTTTAGTTCTCCTTTTACACAGCAGTCGGCTGCATTATTAAGAACAACCAATTGACCGAGCTGGTGGTGGTTAGTAAATGGGTTCTCCGTGACAGTATATCCGTAGGTTGAGAATATAGCTTCTAATATATAGCTGACTTTTATAAATGGAACTATTCCATATCCTTCAGGAAGCGATACTTCCACGGGTTCTCCATTGATGAAAAAAGTTTCCGTCCGTGCTTTCCACCAATATCCATCACGATAATTATTTATATATTCTGCATAATCCGTAACAGTATCATTATCTTTCTTACGATTGCAAGATACAGCCACAGGAAACAGACAGAAAGGAGAATCATTCTTTTGACTATTCTCTATAATATAAGGTATTAATTCTGATACTCCTCCAAGGCGAAGAACAGGAAGGTTGATGGACTGCAAAGAAATATCTTCCCATATACTATATAATTCAGATTCTCCAAAGCCTACATTAAAAGTTATTCCGTCATTCTCTGAAGCTTTTGTCGTATTCATTTTACCCACTCGATGGTAAACTCCGTCACTGATGGTCACGCGTTCATCAGCAATAGGGGCGCTGTCAATATCAGTTCTGTTAATGTAATTGTTAAGACGTAGATTATTTCTGGTACTAGGTATGGTAGCGGCAATAGATTGTGATCCCCGTTCGTTGTAGATAGGAGAGCTGTCTTCTATTTCTGTACTGAAGTCTTTCGGCAGATCAAAAGTACCGGATGTATTTGATATTCTTAGTGCCATAATAATTCTTATTTGGTTGATCGGGTAAATGGTTTCTTGGATTTTTCATCTAGTTCTTCAGCATTTCGTATATCTCGTAGGGATACGTATGCTTTTAGATTTTTGAGGGTATTAATCAGCATTCCGATTTCTTTTATGAGTTTATCTAGTTCTGTTGCTGATGTATCAGTTTCATGGATTTCCTGGTTATTTCGGACAGGAGTATCTATTGCTGCGTAATTACCCGAAGCTCGTTGGGGCACATGACCTTTACGGGCATCTTCAATCGCATTTAGTACCAAAGGATAATTTATATGTTTTTGTAACCGGGATAAGTCCTCGGCGTTAATGATTAATTCTGCACCATTCTCTGAAACTAGAGAAGTGTGTCGGACGATTCCGGTTTGTGCAGCCCCAATATAAGGTATGTCCTGATAGTTCTTGCCGTCATCTTTCCCGATGACATCATACCGACCGGATGCCCATTGGGATACGCTGACGGTTGCTCGTTTGGGAGCGTCGGTCGAAGACGTGTCGGAGTCGGAAGATCCGGACGAGTGTTTGCCGCTAACCATTCCTTTCAGAGCACTTTTTGCAGTTGCAAGTGCTGCCATAATCAAGCCGGTGAGAATGGCTGCACGAGCTGCACCGGAAGCTCCGAATGATGCAACGGAATCCGGCATAGCCATTGCTTCAGCTGTAGATCTGGCCACGGCACCGGTGGCAGTGGCTGTAGCTTTTATAATTTCGGCTTCGATGATCTTTCCCAGTATATCGAATACGATATCAATCATTGTGTCTGCAAAACCCTGCATTGCATTTTCTTGTCCGGAGATAATGTTCCCCATTGCTGAACCAAGTGCTGAACCATACTGTTTGTATGTTTGCAGACGTTCCTGATATTGTTGTTGTTCTTTCTTGGTTTGTGCTGCTGTCTTCTTTTGTTCAGCATCTTTTGCTTTGGCATGTGAGGCCTGTTCTTCCTTCATGCATTTTATTTTGAAATCAAGAAGTTGTTTCTCAACTTGTTTTCGTTGTTCGGCGTTTAAACCGGCAATGGAAAGCATTCGTTCAAGATGCATGATGGTAAGTTGTTCCATAGCATCATTATAGGCTGTTTCGGAGCTTAGATTCTCATCTTTGCCGGAGGCATACAGTTCTTTTAAATCCTGTTGTTGCTTTTCATATTGAGTTGTTTCTTCGTCAAGTAGCTGTTGAGTGTGGTCTTTCTGCATTTTTAACTTCAGATCATTAATCTGATTTTGGATTTCGGCACCTTCTTTGGATTTGGATCCAGCAACTTTAAGGGACCGTTCCAGGTATTCCATCTGCAGACATTCCATTTCTTTCTGAAATTGCTTTTCTGTCTTCAGAGTTTCATCATTACCCTCCAGAAACATTTCTTTCAGTATGGCTTGCTTTTGGGTATATAGTTTTTTTTCTTCTTCAAGTTGTTTTTTTCGCTTCTTTTCGGATTCTTTTTCATCCTCGATTGTCTTATCTCCTTCCGGTTTGTCTCCGGTAACAACAGTTTCAGGGAGAAGACTATTATTGATACGGTTTAGAAAAGGGCGGAACTTAGCTTCGGTTTGAGCAATCTTTTTTTCCATATCATATACACTTTTAATATAGTCTTCTATATATTCTCCCATTTCATCGCTAAGTGCTTGCCCTTTGAAATACTTGCGACTGATGTTGTGATAGGCTTGTCCCCAAGCCTGTTGCCATTTCATGCCAGCTTTTTGGAATTCCGAGGTTGTTTGTTTCAGATCGTCAATTACAATATTAGTAAGCTGTCCGTTTCCGAGTGAACTGGCTACTCTGCTACGGATACCCTCAAGTGCTGTAGCCTGTTCTTTTACGGCACTAGTCACGATTTTATCAGTAGCCTCATTTTGTACCTTGAGAGCTATTTGTGTTTGTAAAGAACCGTTTATTCGTTTGTAGGCATCATTAATCTCATCAAGTGAGCTTTTCTCGGTGAGAAGATGTGGAAGATACTGGCCATAGGTTTCATTAACAGCTTTAATCAGCCGGCGGCGGTCCTCTGTGCCTTCTCTTGCTCTTTTAAGAGCATCAAACAAATTATTGAGCGAACGTTGCTCTTTAAGTAACTCGCTTTGGAATTTCTCTTGTGCCTCCGTTGCTTCTTTGGATCGTTTAGTGAATTGATAGATTGCCATAGCTGCTGTGGCCAATAATGAAATAATGATTCCTATCATATTTCCTTTCATTATGGCATTGAGTCGCTGCATGGCGGCTGTGGCCATCGTTGTGTTGCCGGCTAATGCATATTTGGCTGCAGATAAAGCTAGAATTGAGGCTAACCTGATCTTACTCCATGTCTCCGCTATTTTGTCGGTTGCAATACTTAATAGTTTGGCATTTTTGAGCTTTGTCTCGTAAAATTCAGTAGCCTTTACAGCTAGGTAGTAAGTTGTAATGGCAGTTGTTAGAGTGATGATTATACCCGAATGTTTGACCATAAACCCAATCAGGTCTATAATTTTTCTGGTCCAGTTTACTGTACCGTTTACTGCACTAATGATTGAAGGATTGAGTTTTTCCATTAACTCCATTCCCATCTCATTCATTTTGTTTTTCGCTTGTGCGAGTTTGGTGGCTGCCGTATCGGATTTGGTAGCTGCCTGTTCCATGGCGACACTGGTGTCGGTGACTGCTTGGGTGTAGTATTTGACTTTTTCAGTTTCGTTGATCAGAACAGAAGCGACGTTATACCCCTCTTCACCAAACATTTTTTTGATTTGTGCTGCAGACAACTGTTTTTTCTGCAGGTTATCCAGTGCAGTCTCCAGTCCTACGATTTTAGGATTCGTATCGTTAGCTCCGGTTTGAAGAGTAAGAAAGAATTTCTTTAGACCGGTACCGGCAATTTCATCTTTGATACCCTTTTCTGCCAAAGTTTCAATAGTTCCGACTAACTGCTCAATGGGGATGTTAGCGGATGAAGCGGCAACACCGGATTTGGTTATTGCATTAGTAACTGATTCAACTGCAGCAGATCCATATTTAGAACCGGCTGCCATGACATTCGCATAACGGGCTGCCTGATCAGCACCATCTCCGTATTGATTGAGTGAAAGAGTTACAGCATCAACAGCATCTTTCAATGTCATTCCTGAAGCAGATGCTAAGATGAGTGTTTGTTCTGTTACTGCGGCTAGTGCTTCCTTGTTAGATAGTAACTCCGGTTTAGCAGAACCGACCAATTTATAAGCATCAAGAATTTCGGTTGCTGATTGTCGGATCCGGATACCGGAATCACTAATTGTAGTGGAAAGCCGGATTGCTTCTTGTTCCAGCCAATTAATGTTGTCTTTGGAAAGTCCTGTTAATGCTTCGACATCGGCTTTGGCATCTTCACGTTCATTGCGTTTTTCACGAAGTTGGTTCAGCTTTAGTGTTAAGCCTGTCACAGCTGCTATGACGGTGGTGACAACTGCAGCATATTTATTAAACAGTTCCACGGCTTTTCCTATTGGACTAGCTTGACAACCAACTTCTACACGCATATTTTTTTGTGCCCTGGCTACTGCTTCAGCGACGCGCCTATTTTGCTCCAGGGCTGCATTGTATTGTTCAGTACCGGGTATGGCTGCACGGAGTTCTTTACGGACTTTTTGGCTGACAGATAATAGTTCGTCATAGGTTGCTCCAGAGAGGTTTTTCAGGATTCGGTCGGTCTCGGCTACTTTTTGCTTATAAGTATTGAGAGTTTTATATTTATTCTCCAGTTCTTTTTGCAGAGTTTTGGATTTTCTGGCATATCCTGATTCTGATTTATCAAGAGAAGATATTTTATTCTCTAGCTGGGAGATGGCATCTTCTATCTTCTTGACGCCGGCTGATGCTTCAGTTCCATCAATAAATATTTTAATACTTCGGTTTAGGTCGTTCATATGGCTTTACTTTTCAATGTATATTTTGGTTGCGTCGATAAGCATAGTGTCAAAATAGCGCATACAGATATCGGCAAGTTCCGGAAGACGGTTTTTGATGACCGGATCGAACCAATGGTAAGCCTGCCGGTTACCTTCATTCTGTTTGCCAAGTGATGCGGGATTAGTATGTCGGATGATACTCGTATTGATTTCCATTCCGTTGATTCTCTTCAGATAGCTCCATTTACTTCCGATAAGACCACCTTGCCCACGTCCGGCACCTTTGTGGATATAGACACCATGACGAGGAAAAGAGAAACCAAGTCGGTTGATTAATCCGTATTTGTCAGTATAGGCTTTAGGTTGTAGTTCACGAGCAATGCGTAAACTACGGGATGAAATGGTGGCTTTGAGTTGTTTACTGACAGCATCCTGCCATTGTTCCACCTCTTTGTTGAATGCGGTGAGTCGGTCGGCATCCTGGGCGATGTTATAGCGTTCTATCTCCGAGATGGTTTCCATTCGGATTAGTCGGGAAGTCGGAGTAGAAGATAACTTATCCGCTTTTCGTCGGACTGCATTATAGCGTTTGATTTCCGACTGCTTGTCTGACATTCGTTTATAGAATTCCATTACAAAAGTAGTTTGGATCGACGATGAATTCTTCCGGAACATTAACAAAGAAGGTAAGCACGGTGCCATAGAAGTTATCACCGATCGGGCCGATACCGTTAATTTGAGTATTGCGGTCTACATATTTAATGTCTTTCAGCAATTTATTCCGGATCTGTTTACATATACTCTTGCATTGTTTGGCTGCCTGATTAATCGTTTCCGGATTTCCGGAGATTGTGTTTCTGGCCACGATGAATGAGTAGACTTGTTTGTCATTGAGTGAATCGGCTTCGTTGTCTTCGGATTCGGACTCGCAACCATCAACGGCGATAAGGATGGTTCCATCAATGGAGGATAAGCTGTCATCGAGGCTGATCAGGTCCTCCAGTCCGAATGCTGTGAAGAACCTTTTCTTTTGAGATGTGTGTGAAATGGCTTTGAGTGCCGAAGCTAAGGCCTCACCATAAGCGAAATGGTCATACTCCATAACTGTATAATGTTTAGGTTATGGAGACAAAAATAGCCCGCTGCGGGCGGGCTATAAAGGACAAAACGATAGGTTAGAAGAACAGGAATAGTGCTAGCAAGGCGAACATGAGCAGAAGCCAAAAAACTTTTGCAAGGATTGAGCGCGAGGCTTTAAAGAATACCAGGCACAGAAGTACTATTCCGGATATAGTTATTATCGCTAAGATCATTTTTGTTCTTCGTCTGATTCTGGAAGCAAGATACGAATTAATTCAGAAAGTTGTGCGGCTGCACGCTGCTTTTCGTCCATTGGTGTTTCCGGATCCAGTAATTTGTTTACTAACCGTAAGGCTTCATATCTATTCATAATGTTATTTTTTAGGGTGTTGAATACTGCTTATTGATTGAATATGTTTTTTTATTATTCTGATTTCAGAAATAAGTGTTAGTCGATTAGTGGAATCGATGTCCGGAGAGTCTATATCAAGAGCCAGGTCAATAGCTTTTTCCAAAGTGGTTTCCATCCATGAATGTTCTCCTTCCTGGATAGTTTTTATTGATTCAATGCAATCATCGGTGAGGATGATGCCATTGATTTCTGTTGGTATCATGGCTGGTCTCCTTTCTGCTCCAGTAGGTGAGATCCTTCTCCAAAAGAATAATGACCGCGTACTTTACTGTATGAGATATAACATACAGGATTGCTATCATCGTCTCCTAGTTTTATACTCCATTGTCCACCGAAAGAGTCTCCATTATGCCCATTGAATTTGAGTTTTTTTTGATTAGGGTATTTCTCATTCAGTTCCTTGACAACTTCTTCGAATTCGCATTTTAGGGAATCCATAGCACATTCATCTTGTACTAGAATACGGTCGTATGCCTGGGCAAATTCACACATTTCCTGACCCTTACGATTGACTTTCTGATAGGTCTGTACATGATGGATAAAGAATATCATTTTTCACCTCCTTTCTGACACTTCTTTGCTCGATAGACACAGATGACTGCTCCGATCACAGCAGCAGGATAAACAAAAGTTAAGCAAAAACAGGCAATTGCGGATAGGTAGCAAATGTCTTTTGTCTCAAGTTTGTGTAGGCTTTTTAATAAAGGTGTATCTTCATTTGTTTCGCTTGCGCGGAATGAGGGCACGTAGTTCGTGCCCTGGGTTAATTGTTTCATATACTGTGATGTTTTGGCTGTTGAAGGCAAGTTCTCTTGCATCCATTTGGATGCAAGAACGGCTGCCAATTCCCGAGTTCGCCAAAACATCACAGTATAATCCCCGAAGAGCATTATAACAATGTGGGAAAGACAGCCGTATTCGTTTATAAATAAACTTCTACTATTTCGTATATGAATTTGCTTCCGACATGAATGTCGCTTGCAAACTGATGGACATAAAAAAAGCCCAATTTCGTATTGAGCATCTAACCGGGCTCATTCGGTACAGATATATCTGTAATGTTTTGGCACTGCAAATATGAGGATAATATTTGAGAGTGCCAAACAAAATAATGTTTATTTCACCAATCATCGTTGGTTTCAGAACGTGTGTTTAACATTGCGGCACGCAAACTTTCAATTATAGAAATTTCTATGTTTCGTTTGATGACCGTTAGTTCTTTCTTATGAATTGTTTTCTCACAATCATAATTTTTAAAATAGATTTCAAAAGGTTCTTTGAAAACTTTAGGAACTAAACCTGCTTTAAATCCCTGCATAAGAAAATCAGATAGTTCATATCGATACCTGCCATCTTTAGTTTGTATCTATCAATATCTTATTTTTTTGACGGGAAATAAAAATGGGATTATTTATTGTTGATTTTGATAATTAAGCTGCGAGTTTCTTTTATAAGTCTAGTGCAACGTTGTTGGATTTCAGGGATGTCAACATCAGAAATAGGCACATCTTGAGCATCAAAGTTGGTAGCAGAAGTAAATAAGTCATTGATACTATTTTCTAATGAGCGGATATCCATACCAAAAAGACTTGTTAGTTCTATAGCCTCCTTCATTCGATTTTTAAGCATAAATATCGAATTTATTTTTGATGCCATATGAGTAATATTGATACTGGAAGAGGTTTCTAAAAGATCTTCTATACTATGGACTATTTCTTCAATCGATTTAAGATCATTTATTAAAAAATCTTTTTCAAAGCGCTGTTCTGTTAGTCTTTTAGTAATATACCATGCAACTATAAGTGTCAGAAATGATGTGATAATAAGACTTACATACTCAAAAGCATTAACAGAATAATCTATCTCGCTTATAAATATGAAACCGCAAAATAGGCGTATAAAATGTATTAATAGAAATGAGGAGCAAATAATCAAAAGGATTATCAGACCTTTCTTTATTATTTTTTCCATATTTGATTTTTGATATAATCGATAACCCAATTAAAGTTATTGGTATGAAAAATAATTGTAGTAGAGACATTCTGTATCCCTTTTTGTCGTGCTAATTCTCCAAAAGATTGATCAAGGAAGGAACGAGGATATGAAATTACACCATCTAAATATATGTGCAGTTTTTCTGCTTGACTAAAAGCTTTCTCAAATTCTGGACATAATTTGGTCTCATAGAAATCTTCGCCTGAAAATTCTCCTAAAGATTTCCATCTACCTCCAAGGATACGACTATAGTCGCTTGCTATTGTGATAGAGAATTTTTCCATTGTAAATAATTATTTTTACTAATTGACCATGAATAATATGTACCTATAAAAAAAGGAGTATTGAGAATCCTAAAATCTCCTTTTATATAACGCAAAGATACACTATTTGTTATTAAAAAAAAGTTAGATATCCATTCTTTTTCTATATTCTCTAAAATTAGTGGCATCCCATTTCCTCTTCCCGGTTGTCGAGTAGTAGATCCCAATCTACCTTTTAAGGCATTTAGTAATATGTCTTTTTCGGAATTCATTTCTGTTTTGGTTAATAACATGGATTCTTTATACGAATTAATAATCCCTCCTCCCATGTCCACAAAAACATAGTGCATTGATTGTGTATGTACGTCAGAATATCTATGTATCCACCAGTTTATATTTTTGTTTTTGATGCCATGTTCTGCTGCATTTCCAATTAGCTCAACTAATAAATCGTATAATGGTTCAAATGTATCTTCTATGTCAATATTGTTTTTTAATTCTTGGGTGAGTTCCGCTATTAAGTTAACATCTACTAATTTTGAACGTTCTATCTCTTTGTCCGTTACTTGTTCATTTTCGTGGACTAAAGGCATTTGCTCTTTTTTTCTAATATTATAGTTATGGTGGCGTAATAGGTTTAAGCCAGTTGAAGAAATAAACTTGAGATATTCGCGAAGGTTCTCTGGGTTGTCATCATCATATTTTTCAATTTCATAAACAATTTCATCTATATTTGAATATTTGTGTGCATAGTATGCAGTATCCAATCTCTTCTCTAATAATTTGGGATTTAGTATAAGTAGATTCTTATTAGGTTGTAGGGATTCTTTTTCTAATTTTGCAATGAATATAATATAAGCTTCCTCGGATATATTTTTTAAATCATGGCAATCTATATAGATTGGCTTTTTAAGGTCTTTTGATAGTTGCTTTATAAAAAAGAGAGACTCTTCGATATATTTTTCGTTTAACGAAAATATAACAGGCATTTTTAATGTGCGCTTCTTTGTCGATATATGATAGTACATATATGATGCACACAAAAATAAGAAGATGCAAACTTCGATGATTAATCCTGTCATCTCTTTACTAAATATTTTAATGGGTGAATCCCTTATCATCGTGCGCCAAAAGGTTTATATATAGACCTTAATCCGATTTTACGGATTACACGACGAAAAGGGATTCATGTTTTATATAATTATTTGGCGAATGCTAAGGTACAATCTTTTCTGAATGTAACAAAAAGAAAGCGGAGTTTTTTACTCCACTTATTTGTGACTAATATTGATTGAAATAATTATGTAGATTTGTAACGAATTTATTCCACAGTGTTGACGAGCATGAAATTTTCCAGTAAATCAATTTTGTTAGTAAAGTATGATAATGGTATCATTTTATTATTTTTGAATACCCATTCTAAAGCCTCGGACAATAATTCTTTATTGATAAATTTTACATTAAAGTTGATTTCTAATTTTGATTGAGATGATGTTCTAGTTAAAAGTTCATCATTATTGTCTGAATTTTGATAACTACAGACATAACATCTTAATAATAAAGCTAATGTATAGTAAAAATAGCGGTTAGGAGAATAACTTGCGCTTAATTTAACGTTAAATATTAGTTTTGGAAGTATAGTTTCTATTTGATCTATAAGTTCTTGTATTGAGTAGCTTTTATAACTGATTTTATCATAGCAATCAGGTTCACAAATTCGAAGATATGTGAGTAAACATACTAAATCTGAATATATGATTTGATTATAGTTATACATATTTAATGATAGACGAATATGAGTGAATATCTTTTCTATTTGTCTCAATGATAGATTTTTATACATGAATAGAATGTTAGCTATAACTAAAAAAGACTCCTTTATTCCATCTCTTGAATCTCTCGCCTTTTCATAGCTATCAAAGCCATAATAATCATATAAATAGTTACAGAATTGTCCTATATTAGGGGCTGGTAGTATATATTCAATATCAACAAACCTTTTCAAGTATTCATTGGCGTCTATTAGATCACTTCCATAATATCCACGTATAGAGTTACTTAATTGTTCCTTATCTATGGATAGGACAAATACTATATTAGGTATGTTGAAAAGATGTTTAATTCGTTCTAAAGTTTTTACTGCATAATGTGGGTTGCATCGATCAAGTTCATCTATGATAAATATCAATGGTTTTTTGTCACAGACTTCATTAACGTATTTTTCGAGTTTTTCCCGAAATTGTTTCAGGCTATATTTTTGGCTTTCATAATTTTCTATTTCTTTTTTCAACATTGAAGCACCCTCTTCAATTCCATCGCAAAGTATATCAACAGTTTCTTCACCCGCATATTTCTTTACTACTCCCTTGAACATTGCGGGAGCCGCTTTCAATACGATTTTTCCTGCTGTATTTATGACTGATGTTAGTGCTGCTTCTGCTTTTTCTTGTGGATTCATTTTTTTTATTTCCCCAAGTAATCCGACAAGGGGATCTGATATGAAATCATTTTCCCAGGCATTAAAATACAATGTGTGGAAATGATCTAATTTAAGATATGCTTTCCACATTTCTACAAATGTGGTTTTTCCTGTTCCCCATTTGCCATTTATTGCCAATACGAAGCCTTTATTATATGTAGTGATAATCGTTTTAAGGACTTCAGCATACTTCTCCCGATCCAGCTTACAATTTTTAAAAGGTTGTTCTGCTGGGATTTCTAATTTTTCAAGTTTGCATTTCATAGGTTCTCGTTTTAGATTGTATTTATGGTAAAAACAATAAATAAATGCTTATTTTTAGGTTTAATAAGAGTATGTGATCTATCGGATGGCCGAGTTAGATTCCATTGTTTAACTAAAACAGCTTTGTTAGTTTTATGCCATTCTCTTATTGATTTTTTGTGCTTTTTTTCAATATTGCCATTAAGCTGTTCGCAATTTTCAATTGTAAAATAGTGAAATGGGCGAATCCCTTATCATTGTGTGCCAAAAGGTTTATATAGAGACCTTAATCCGATTTTACAGATTACACAATGAAAAGGGATTCATATTTTATATAATTATTTGGCGAGTGCTAAGATATAAATAAAAAATAGATTTGGCAGACAATGTCTGATATTTTATTTATATTTACTGAAAAATAATTATAAAATAAGAATGATGTGATGAAAATGAATGATTGGATTAAGAAAATTTATGTGGAATCTTTTATGTATGATTTTGGTATTCATTTTATTAAAAGATTTCATTGGTTATTGTGGATATATGATAAAACAGAGTGGAATTGGGTTGGTAGATTATTATGTAGTTTTGAAAATTTTGAATACTACAGAGAAACTAAACGTAGGAAAGAATTTAGTAATAATTATCAAAATGTACTTGAAGAACATCTAAATGAAATAGTAACACTGTTAGAAAAAAGTTCTTTACCTTCCCCAATTTTATTAGAAGCGATAAATGATACTAGTGGTTTTGAACACTTTAATGCAGAGTCTGTACCTTGGTTTGGTGAGAATTATATAGCTGTAAATTCAGGTATTTGTTTTTATAGTCATATTTTAGTAAGATGTTTGCAACCATATTTTATAGATATTCAGTTTGGACAAAATTCGTGGTGGGGGCAACGCTTGAATTGGTATTGGAATAGAAGGTTTGTAATATCATCCGTAGCTTATGTTAGTAAAGATTTTCAATCTGCTTTGATGCTTATGTCTTTAATTCCTGAAGATGATTCTTTATTAGAGGGTATTGAAAAATTTGTTATATCTCATGAGTATGCTCATTTAATGATCCGAACGTATGGATATGAAAAATTTAAATTTAATTCTTATTTTAATAAAGAAACTGTTTTGATGATAATGAATGATGAGGAAGTTGCAGCTGACTCTATTGCATTGCTTATTTTATATTTTATGAGTAAAAGGGAGAGTAAGTCGTTTTATCTTTTATATGGTCCCCAATTTATTTTTGCTATATTGAGTTGTTATGAACAGGGAAAGCTGATTGAGACTCCTAAATCTCATCCTTCTTTTTTTTCTAGATATAATTATCTAAAAGATATGATTAATCAGCTTGAACCGAATGATTTATATGAAAAATTTGATGGAGTAATTTGGAATATATGGGAGAATAATAAGGACAAAATTAAGATTCAATCAATAAAAAAAATAGATTTCCTAAATAAGTATGTTGACATTTGTGGGAAACTGTATTATAGATATGGTTCTGAAGGCTAATATAGTTATTTGATATACACATTTTAGTGTAGAAAAGAGAGGGACAATAAATGCTCTTTTTTTCTACACTAAAAATAGGTAACATCAGAAATTTGCAACTTCATAATATTTAAAGAAGTAGTAGAGGGCTACCTTATGCCATTTAGTTAATTCTTTGTCACCAGATAAAAGTGATGATACAGTGCATTTGTCGATGCCTGTATAGTTGCTTAAGTGCTTGCTTTTTAAGCCAAGCTTTTCCATACGCTTCTTAATCCAATCGACGGTAATGCTGTCGATATCCTTACGATCAAAGTTTACAGCCGATACAGTCAGCTTCCAATCATCCGGGATTTCTCCTTTAAACATTTCTCGTACACGTTCGGTTAGTTCCTTTTTGGTAAGGAACTTGTCATTTACTAAGTCTTTTTGCTCTGCGCGAACGATTAATCGGCTATCGGAGTAAGAGACTACTTCTATGGATATATGTCCATAACGTTGATACTGCTTTGCGAATTCGTCGATTCGCTTTTTACTCTCGGCAGAGAGAGGTAGTAAGTCTAAATTCTTCATAATTCATCAATTTACGATTTGATAATCGGGTATTTAATAATGCAATATACTTTGTAATGGAGGGGCTTTCGCCCCTCCGGATCACAATTTGATGAGTCTCATTTGCCCGATGTCGAAAATAGCAATCTGTTTGTTTTCACGCCCGAATTGCTTGGCTTCTTCAAGGTTGGTGAAAATCCTGATGGAGTCGAAATAAAACTGATTGTTTTCTTCGTTAAGCCATCCACCGACTTTCTTTTCGTGCATCAAAGCATGATTAAGAACTCTTTTCAATCCTTCTTCTCCGAAACTGTCTTGAGTCTCAAGATAGGCGACTGAAATACCTTTTGTGACCTTTTTTAAGGTTGTGAGGTCAACCGTGAATCCATCAGGATTCGCATCTGCTATCTTTAGGATAGCCTCGAACAATTGTTCCATAATATAAAAGAACTTATGCGGACGTCACCCGCGTTTGTTTGACACTGCAAATATATAGAAAAGTTTGCTACTAACAAACTTTTTGTTGTTTATTTGTTTGCTACTAACAAACTTTTATCTGTTTCTTAGACTTTCTTCGGTTTCCTCTTTACGTCTGATCGATTCGTCCATCGAATACAGGGCATCAAGTAAAAGACCTTTTCGGATTTCCGGCTTTTTAGTCATGTCGGACTGTGCCAGGGAATCAAGAAGGCGGAGCTGTGCATCGAATACGCGACCGTAACTACCCTTTCCCTCTCCTGAAAAAATACGCGGATAGGAATTGGCCATACATGACAGACTTCCTAAAATATACCAATACATGAGTATTTTTCTGTCTTCAGGAAGATGGTGAAGAATGGCTGCATCTTTGTCTAATTGATTAATGTCGAATACCTTATTACGATGCCACAAACAGGCTAGTAGGTGGTCGATCTTCGTTGGATCTGAACGCATTGCATCAAGATAGGTCTGTAGATACATGAATTGTTCAAAGGTAATATCAAGCAACTGATCTTCTGGGCCGATGAATTTCCAAAGCCGGCAATGAATGGTTGGATATGGGTTGGTTGTCAGATCCGGTGTCAGGTGATAGTATTTGCGCATGGGCAATGAACTATCTTCTTCCGAACAAATAAGGAAGTCAAACAAGTTGGCAAGCATTGATACTTCTTCCGGATGAAGAAGATAGCTATGGCGACGGACATAGAAGCGGACTGTTGGACTTTCTTGCCCAATTCTGATACGTACATACTCTTTAAATATTTTCTTATGCCGGCATACATGAGCTTTCAGGCAATAAAGCATCATGTATACCTTAACTTGTTCTACCGGTATATCTGACTTTGTGAGCTTGACTAGATAAAGAAGCTGTTTCGGGGTGAGTTCGTCCCAACTTCCTGGAAGTGTGTATGTATCATCATTAATTTGTATAGTATGCATAGTGTTACGATATTGAGGTGAATAGTTTCTTTTCTTTAGAATTGAAGTCAATAGCTTGTGACGTTGTTTCAATTCCCAGTTCTTCCGCATTTTCGGCCAGATAAGTGTGTATTTTCCCTGAATAATAAGTTGCCTGGTCTGCAAAAAAATTGCCGTTTGCGTCCGGATCCTGATAGATTGGTCGAATAGTGGGAGTATATTCGATCGTTCTGCCGGCTACATGTTGTTCGGTTGTTTTCTGTGAGGTATATAATTCGGCAGTTTTATTGGCTAAATAGCGGATGATATAGTCAATAAGTACTTGTTGTTTGGGTGTTTCGGTCTCTTCTGAAAGAGCTTCTTTTAGTATGTCATAGACTTTATCCGTTATCATTTCTCGAATGTTGTGTTCTTGAAGTTGACGAATGGTAGGGAACATGATACGATAAGATAGGATAGAATAATCAATGTCTACCATACCGAGATCTTGGAACTCTGCTGCATTACGAATGAAGCAAAAACGGGGTATATTATCGATAACATAATCAGGATAATCCTTTTTGTTTTCCTCCAGGTATGATATTAGCCGGTCAAGTGCTTGCATTCCGCGAAAACAGAGATTCTTTTTTGCTGCTGCGATCTTAGTGTCACTGGCAGGAGAACGCTGTCCCTGCACGTTACTTACTGTGATACCGGCATCACCGAACATAACACCCAGTTCATCAGATGCGAGCATCAGGGTTAATGGGCCGAGGGCACGCAGTAGTTTGTTGTATAAGTCAGATCCTTTGTCTTCATGAGCTTTACTGATCGTTGCTTTACCGATATACGGTTTGATGTATATATCCAGTGCATCTTCGATGTATGGTTCGATTGATTCGTAAGGCAGTGAGGAGTTGATCTTTACTACCTTTTTGAGGGTGTCGATGTCGGGGATTAGTGCGTTCATTTTATTCTGTTTCTGGGGTTAAACCTGTATTCTTTGTCGCTCCGGTACCTTGGTCTAGCGTGGTGAGTTGACAATTAGTCACCGAGAAATAAATATCTTTAGGCCAGTTATTCATGGCTTTTGCAAAGTAGAGAGGTTCCAATGTTGCATCCTGATACATCTTCATGAGTGTCTGTTCTATGATAAATAACTCCCGTGCTTCGGTACCATTGATACTTTTTCCCTTACCTGGTGCGGATCCGATTATCGAAGGATGTACGCCCATACCGTAACACATCATATTGCTGACCTCTTCGCTGTCTTCAATATACTCACCACCTTTGAAGAAAGATTCGAGTGGAGTAATAATGATGTCTTTTTCTTCAAAGCCTTTTACACGATCGTAGCGAAAGTGAGAGACAAAGCCTTTGCCGGCATTTTCTTCACCGGCAAGAAAATCATTCATATCCTTCAGGAACTTTTCTTTGCGTGCTTTCTTCTCGTCATCTTTGACTATGCCTTCAGATGCAAATAACTTTTCCCAAAAAGGCTCTTGAATATACACAATGTACCGCAGTGCCATTTGATTTTTAATCAATGATTTTTTGAAAACAGGGATTGCACTGGAGAAGTCATACCAGCCGGATGCAAAAACACTCCACCAATATGGATGACTATAATAAAACCGTCCGGGTGTAGAGATGCGGAGGTTATGGATAAATCTCCGTTCTTTTCCTACAATTTTCTCTCCTTTGTCATTTGGAGCAAGTCCCATTCTCATTTTGAGGTCGAGTAGTGGAGTCTGCCGATCGAGCAGGGGAGTGGCAATCAAATCTGTTGGTGTACCGGTATGCCATTCTGCAGAATAACCGTGCCATTCGCTTTTACCAGTCTTTTCGTCAATTTCACTGATCCTGGAACAAGTGGACTCCTTAGCTTTGATTTGTACGAGTTTGGGGGATTTATTGTCATTGTTGAATATATACTCCAGGTAGCCGTCATAGAATATAACCAGATCGTTTGCCAGCTCCATACGGACAAAATTGAAGTTGTTGTTTTCAAGGAATTCAAAAATTTCCGGCTGCTCGTACGGAAGAACTTCCTCTTTGACTATTTTCCTCGTTTTAGGGTCCCGGTATTTCCGATAGACGAGTATGCTGTCACCGAATACAACTTTATTCTTGAATTCGATATTGCTGCCTATGGTGACGTTGGTACCGATTTTTTTCATGATGTCATAAGGCATATGATTATTTCGTCCGCGTGGTATCCATTTGATTGGATTCTTTTCTCCTTTGGGAGCTACTTCGATAGGTGTAGGATTCTTATCAGTGGCGATATCACTGTTATCACTGAATTTGATAACATTCTTTCCACCTTTTAAGACGGCATAAGTATCATAGCCTTTCATTATAAGATTGATTGAGGGTTGTTGTTGCTTCATTAGAAATATACTTTGAGATTGTTGAATTTGGTGATAAGGCATCGGCGGATTTTTCTCGGAGTAGCTTCTCCGGCAGGTAATACGTTAATAGTGCTTCCACTACTATGGAATGAGGTCAATACTGCACGATCGTAGGTGACAAGTTCGCCTGTGCTCTTTTTACAGAATTCAATGGAGAATTCGATAGGCTTACCGTCTTGTCTACGCTCCATGAGTTTCCATATCTTACTTTGATGGATTCTTTTGTCTATACTTTGCATAAAAAGGTAGTATGAGAATGATTAGTAATATTGGGATACCAATGATTAAGCCATACTTGAATCCATCATCAATTCCGTCCGCGATAGAACCGCTGGCATTCTTTTGGGATTCGGATTGTTTGTTTTGCTGAAACGTGACGTCAGTCGTTGTTTCCTGTTTATCAGATATACGTGTAGTGTCATCTTTCTGAAGCAAAGTTTTGATCGTTGTCTTGCTCCCTTCAATCTCGATATTCGATATTGGGGGTAGTCCGGTAGATGGGTCTGCTGATTTCGTTGTGTCGAAGTTAACTTTAACTTTCCAGTCTTTACCCGTTTGTTCCTGGTTGAGGTTGAATCGGGAATAGGTATCTTCGGTTCTAATTCGCAGTGCGGAATCTGTGATAGAAAGATCGCTTTGTTCTTGAGTACTACGATTGTTTTGAAGAGTACTACGGCAACTACACAGTAGCCAGGCAATAGCAAGGCAAGCAAGATAGATGAGAGTGTGTGCATGATGTTTCATTGTTTACGGTTGTTACACGTTAGGTTTACACATTTGAATCGTTTAAGATCAGCTATTTCTTTTTCGTTTTCTGCTATCTTTTTATCTTGGGATAGCTGGTTGCTTTCCAGCTTTTCTATACGGGTAGTCCATTTTGTTTCGCTTTCTATTTTCTCTTTTTTCATAGCCTCCTTGTCAGCTCGCAGGTCAGCGATTAGTTCCTGATATACATCTTGTACGGAACTAAGAGCTTTGGCTTCTGCTTGCTTCTTGGTGTATTTGAGCGTAATAACTCCAGTGATGGATGACAAGAGACCACCACCAAGCAAGAATGTGAGTAGGTTTTGTGTAATGACATCGTTCATGACCTTCTTTTTAAGCAAAGGTATCAGGTGTATGGCAGGCGATAAAGGACAGGGAGGAGAGCCGATTTTGACAAAATTAATTTTCTTTACATTTTTAAAAGTGCAGCATATAAGGGAAATTGAAAAACTTTAGGTCGAAACTTTTTTTCAGGGCGGTGCGTGGTCTTGCGACAGATAAAGGGGAAATTTTTCCCCTTTATTCAACTGCTTCATTTGATAATCAGAATTTTCTGAATTTTGTTGTGGGAATTGCATGAGACAAGAAAAAAGCACAGGTATGTGATAACCTGTGCTTCCTAATGAAGAAACTAATGATTATTCCGGCAGTAGAATTTTGATTAGTTCTTGAAGTTGTGCTGCCGCCCGTTGTCTTTCGTCAGCGGGAGTATTTGGATTGAGCAGCTTAGTTACGAGTTTTAGAGCTTGTTCTCTGTTCATTGCTGTTGAATTTGAATTGATTGAATGCATAACGTACAGATAGCCATACAGCTTTCTTTTCTGCATTTTGAATATTGTGTTGATAAAAGCTCATCGTTGACTCACTTTTTTTATCTTATTGTTGAAGTCAAATTTAATAATTTTACAAGAGAATTTTTTATCTTGATTAGCAATAATCTTTTTCTTGTAATTGGTTAGCGTTTCAATTACAGCATCTATGCAGTTTTCTCTGATAGAACCTATTGTTGATTCTGCTGTCCCTATGTAAACTCCGTTCATATCAAAAATGGCGGATTCTCCCTCTATATGAATGAAACCTGACTTATTGTCTATAATGCGGCATTGCGAAGGGATAATTCGTTCTACATATTCCTTCATAGCTCGCCTCCTTTTCCATTAAATGTAATATTGACTGTGCCTCCATTGGCGTGGATTACAATACCTCTGTGCGATTTATTCACTCGGAGACGTTCGTTACCTTCTGCTACTTCAAGGCAAATGTTGGAAAGGGCTTTCTGAAGTTTTTCTACGGATATATAGCGTCCGTTTGCGCTTTGGTTTTTCTTTTTCATTTTGGAGATCATTTAAAATGAAATAATATGTTGATTAAATACGGGAAGGGAACAAAAAAGTTCCGCTTTCCCGTTGATCTCCACCTGAAACAGGCAGTGGGCGCATTAACGCTCCACACGGGGGTCGGAACTATATTATGAGCTATGGACATAAAAAATGCCCGCAGCGAATAATTGGCGAGCCTACTCGCCTGTTTCAAATGGAGATCGCTACAAAGATGGTGAATCTTTTTTAATGAGCAAAATAAAAAAATAAAAAAGCAGTTTAAAGGTTGAATTTAACATAAACATTCTTGGCATAAAAATGTTTTTACTTATATTTGCGAACGATAATCACTCGAAATACATGTTTGACTTATTCAGAAATATACTATCTTTTATTGGTACTTTTTTAGTAGTAAGTACAAGTACAATGTTATTATTGCAAGGAATCGTGTGTTGTGTTACATGGAATTGGAACACTAAAAAAAATACCGATTACAGAATTATTGCAATCGGTATTGTTGTAGCTGTTATATTAATCCCCTTTTATTATTTACCCGCTTGATTAATAATCGCGTCTTCCTTCGTTTTTAGCTTTTAAAATTTCGATTATGGGTTTCATGTCGTCGGGGGATTTAATTTTTAAAGAGTCCATAGCACGCGCTGCGGAATTAATCAATTCTCTGTCTGCTGCTCTATCTAAATAATCATTGATAGCACCTGGAATACCTGTTGTATATAACTCGAAACCTTGGTCTGTATTATATCTTAATCCGCCTCCTGTTAAAGCTGTAATGAATAGTCCAAAGGCTAATAGTTTAAATATATTTTTGGTTGATAATCTTAACCATCCAGGCGATTCCATCTGAATTTTCATAATCAATGCATCTTCATGCGGTATGTCATTTTGACGGCAGAAATCTTCAATTAATGTAGAGATGGCTTTTATATCACAGAAATCATCTAATGATACTTCATTTTGCGTCTGTATTTTTAATACCAAATGTAGAATGTCATCTTTTACATAACAATCATTCATTATGCTATCAATATAAGGTGCGTAATTTTTTACATCAGATAGAATGTGACGAGAGTTGAACATTAATTGAAGGGTGGGAGGAAGGGATCCTCTTATTGTATTATATTTCCATTGAATATGATAGCGTTTTTTGAAGTTGCAATGGTGATCTTCGTCAATTATAGGGTATTCTTCCTCATACATTTCTCCATCTACTATACCAAAGGCTACATTGGAGGCTCCTGACGAAGGAATAATTATAATATCTCCGGATTTAATGTCACGGGAAAAACGTAGTAACTGTGCCACTGGATATCCAGTGTTTCGAAGATTAGGATAACGGTCTTGAAACATTGCTTTTAAAACTTCTTTTGCAGTTGTTTCCGATTCAGGTAGTAATTTAATATCCGCTAAAGTTACTGCGTTATATCCTACTGCGATATAATTACCATTAAAGAACTCATCAAAGTATGAGCCTCCCATAGTACGTACCATCCAGTAGTTTTGTTCAGAGTTTATGTTTTTTATGTCGTCTACAAGTTCTTCAAAATTAGAATATTCCATTTAGTAATATGGCGAATCCCTTATCATTGCGCGCCAAAAGGTTTATATAATGACCTTAATCCGATTTTACGGATTACGCAATGAAAAGGGATTCATATTTTTATATAATTATTTGGCGACTGCTAAAGTACAATGTTTTCATTATATGACAAAAGAAAGTGATATATTTTTGTTTAGAATAGATGATAATCTTATTTTTTTGATTTTACTTTTTATTATTTGGGAAGAATATACCACCAGCACTTGTTCCTGAAAGAGTGAAATAGAAATTCATATCATCTTTGCGTATATCTATAGGGAACGAAGTAGTAGTTGCAACTAAAGGCAGAAGTATTGGCTAGATTGTTATAAATATAAAAGCACAAATAAGATATATATTGGTGCTTTTATATTTATAACAATCTATGAAGTTTGAAGAATTTAGATACTCAATGTTGGTTCTAAATCTTCCCCTACTATATACTTAAATGATTGAGGAGCAACAAAAGAAGAAAATAAATCAAATGGATTGATTGGATTCTCATAAAGTTTAGGTGAAGAAATTTTTAGCGCGTAACCTCGTTTACGACCTTCAAAATATTGGTCGAAGAATTCTTTGGTAATTCCTGAAGCCTCTTTGGTCTGATCCCATAATTGTTGAGGTTCTTTTTCTATGATTGTTTCAACGGTAAATTCTCCGACGATCATTCCCTCCGGTTTTGTAGAATACACCACTACTTGATTTACATTTTTGGTAAATATAGCTTTTCTGTATTCATACTTTTTGTTTCCTGCAAATATTTCACGAACAAATTCCGGTTTAATCGATAATAATACTTTCATTTATTTTTCCTCTTGAATTTATATTGTTAAATTGCTCATCTGTTATTTGGAGGAATCCCCAGTATTCATTGCCATCTAGTCCAACCTGTTCAATTAGCTCATTACGAGTGACCCTTCTATCAAATGCAGCATTATAAGTCATTTTAATAACAACCATATTATATGTTGTGTACCACTTCTTTAACTCATTTTCATCAAATATGCTATAGGCATTAGCATATTTTATAAAGTCATCTACAGAAGCGAAATCTTTAGCTTTCTTAATTTCTTCAACCACGCATATAGAGGAAATTACGCTTCTATATTTAGCTGGTCCTGCATGATCAGAAGTACGATATATAAGTAAGATGTCCCCTTTTTCAAGTTGATCAAGCCCATTCATACTTGATACATATATCTTATGGATACTATTTGTATGTGTAACATCTTTAATGAGCACATCCTTGCTCCTTTCTTCTGTATTCAATATTGAATCAGGAAAAAGAGGAGTGTGGTATTCCGGTTTTACTGATAAAATGAATTTTCGGACATCCTTAGCATGCACGAAAGGATAATCTAATAGTATATCTCCAGTATAACTTGTCATTGATTTTGTAAAAACAAGCTCTGGCTCATCCTCTTCTCCTTTAGTTCCGTATTCTGTGAATCCATATCTTTGTAATAGCGTGATTAGACCTGTATGTTTTTTATAGATGGTCACATAAATTTCACAGACTCCTATATATAAAGCAGCTGCAATGATTTTCTTGACAAAGTATTCTCCTAATTTTGTTTTATGTGCATCTATCTTGAATGTACCGACTTTCAATCTACTGGCAGCAGGCATTGGAGGATTAATGTCATTTAATTCTTCTGTTTCATGTTTCATATAGAGAAATCCCTGGAGCTTTCCTTGCGCATCTTTTTGAATGAATGCTTTAGCTCCTTTTTTAGCCTTTTTAGTGTACCATTCTGAAAATTCGGGATAATCTTGTTTTAGTGAATCGAAAAAAGGATCAGATAAATCTATATCGCAAAATTTATTTTGTTTCATAGTTGCAACCTCCTTAGAACACTCTTTAGCAATAATGTGCCCATTTTTATGTAGAATTCATTTTGAATAACACCAGTACTAAAGAGTTATAAACAATAATATTTAGGGCACGACAAAGGTTGGAATAATATTCGGGAAAAACAAAGAAATGTAATAAAAATGCGAATAATAAATTATTTATTATTCAGGAAGAATATACCACCAGCACTTGTTCCTGGAAGAGTGAAATAGAAATTCATACCTAGCCATAATGTGTCCAGGGCATCTGTAATATGTGTTTTGTATTCATCCGGATTGTCAGGAGTATCGGGTGTCCCTTCAGGTGTTTTGTCTTTCTCAAATCCGTTCTTTCCCTGTTTGATGCCAGTCTGTTCCATAGCGATCTTCAGGAATTCATTTTGGTGCAGGTTTATTTGTATCCAAAGGAATTGTGGATCTCCTTTCAGGGTTAAGTCAATATTCAAATGTTTCCATTCATGTTTGGGAGCTTGCCCGACATATACCATTGTGACTTTATATCCATTTTCCTTGAATACACGTTCGATGATATCAGCATAAGTTTCGGTTGAAGAACCGGATTCCCAGGTAAAGGTATGGTCATAGTAGACCACTACATCACGATTTTGTTTCGGACGGTAATAATCAGCTATCGTTTTGACCAAATCTTGCAGCTTTCCCGGTGTTTTGACATAGAAAGATTTAAGTACACGCATAGTATGATCATCCAACTGACCAACGACTGCAGTAGAAATAGAAGCGTTCGAATCGAAGGCCAAGTGCAGTTCTTTCGAGAAATTAAGGTCACCGTCACCTAGACAGCCGCAAGTTATTAATTTACTCCAGTTGCTACCAAGATCCCGGAGGCGTCCGTTATCACGAGGCGTATAGAAATGAATATTATCATCCAAAGCAGAATAAAATCCGTTTTGTACCCGGAATAAACGTTCATTCATAAATGCTGTACGCCAAATAAGAGGTGGAGAGTTGCGATACATTTGCCAGATAAAATCTTCTCCAAGTACTTCCAGGTTATCAAACACGTCATATTCGCCATAGAAAACAGTATATTCTTTTGTTTTTCCCTGTTGTTGTTTAATAGGTGGTTGATATTTTCGTGCCAGATCTAAATCATGTTGGTATTCTTTGATCATGCGCACCACATAGTCTGTCAGTGGTTTACGTTTATATTCCTGCACTTTTCTATATAGGTTCCGGATTAGGTTGATATGCGATGGTGACATTTCGTCTATCTTATCTAAGATCCACTTACCCATTGAAGCGGTGGGCATATCTGTAGAGTAACTGACGCTGTGATGGTGAGGACAGTCCCCGAAATATTGTCGGTTACCGCGATTAGCAGGATCCACTTCGCTTTTGATTTTCTCATAGTTGAGAAACTTGGCTTCAGGACCTATTACCCAATCGAGTGACATGGAGTTTGCAGACATTCCCTGGTTAAAGGAAAGAATCACCATGACGGTACCATTCCAAAAATGGAAAGCGTTATTCCAACCATCGGCTAATACCGGACGTACCGGTTTGCCGAATCCCATGCTTTCCGGAGCTTTGTGACCAACAACATAATGAATGCCTTGTATGTATCCCCATTCGGCAAGTGCTTTGCAAATAGCTGGCAATGTATTTCCCCAGGCTTTTGCATAGCTGGGAGAGATAAGCCCACCCAAAGAACCTGGCATTTCCCACACATTCCGTAAGATGATGCGTGCATCGATTCCTTCCGATTTACCGGTACCACGTGATGCGACTATGTATTCGTCATGTGCGTTGATGGCCATTGCCTGTCGTTGCATTCTATTAAAGAATTTGTCTACGACTTCATTCTGCTTTCTTCTTAGTTCATAGGCGGATAGAACAGGAGAGATTTGCGTGTTCATTCTTTTTCCTCCTCTTCAATGGGATGAGTGTCCACTGCTTTCTTGTTTAGCATTCCTTTAAACATACTGCGCATTCTGATTCGTTCTTCTTCAAGATTCTCTATCGGTTCGAGACCCTCCAGTAATGTGACATCATCTGAAGGTTCAAAAGATGGAGGTACCAATTGCGAGTAATCGAATTTTTCATCTTCCTTGTCAGAACGCGTGTATTTGCCTATTTTGTCCAATGCAGCTGCAGCTCCCTTTGCATCTTCTTTGTCCATTGCCATATTAAAAGCCTTTTTTCCACCTTCTACAATCATATACCGGTACCAGGCTTTGGCTGCAAGTTGTATGTTTCCTACTAGGCGGTTAATCATGCCTATGTCACGGTAGGCTTGCGATTGGGAGACCGGTTCCGTATTTCCTCCACAGCCGTGTAGTAGAAAGTTAACCAGTTCTGTATCTGGAATTAGTGGCTCTTCCATTTTTTTGCTTACGCACAACATCATACGTTTCTTAATCTCCATTTCTCTGGGTGAAAGGAGGGGTGTTGCTTCATCTTTGTCTTTGAATAAAGCACGTTCAATTCGTTCGTATGTGGGATCTTTCTTTGGCATTATTCATTAATACTTTGTTCTTTCATGTATTTATCGGCCAGTGGTTCAGCTGCAGGACTGCCGGCGATAGCTAGTTTGATGACTGTTTTCCGGAGGTTGAGCTTGGTCTGAAGTCTTTCCTGGTGATAAGCAGTATAGATAGGCGAACTATGATGATTTTTGCAAATATCACAGAAGAAGTCCCGTTGGTCAACTGGGATATTCAATAAAATGGCAATTTCCCCCGGTGGTAAGAGGGCGGAAGACATTTCTTTTATCTGTTGCAGCACTTCTTCGGATAAGGTCATCATTCTAATATATCATAGCGAATGGCATTTTCATACGCTTGGTTAAACATTTGTGAGAAGTATTCGTAATGTTTTCCGGAGGTGAAATAGAAACCATTTTCCCATCGGTGGTTTTGATTAAGATTTGCAGATCCGGCAATCCCGAATTTATGTTGCCTATTCTCGACTAATAATAGTTTGGCATGACATGAATCAATTCGGATGGACGGACTAATATTTGAGGCAAACAGTAATAGATCGAGTTTATGACGTTTTACTGTCATATCCAGTAGAAGTGCCAGGCTTTCTATTTTTCTTTCGTCAGCGAGAAAAAAAAAGAGGGCGTAGGCTATCTTCAGAGATACTGAATGTCATGATCTTCACTTTTGCTGGGCCGATCGCAGATAAAAGAGAGGGCAATACTTCATGTATTGCCCAGTCTCCCTTGTGCATAAACGGTTCAATAGAATCTGGACACAATGCAAGTGGAAAGTTATCCTGAAATCTTTTCACCTTGTGTTAGTGCTATTTCAGCCTCCAATGTGGCAAGTTCTGTCTGATACTTCTCAATACGGTCCAAAGCATTTTGCATAACGGTCTGTTTTCCATCTTTTTGTGCACGGTCTGCAGCTGCTTTACTATTGGCTATATTGTTCTTCAAACGTTTGATTTGACGAGCTATTTCAATACCACGTACAATGCTGTTTTCACTGAATTCCGGTCGTTTCTCTTCTAATTGCAGATTGCCTTTACCTTCCGCCCAAGAATCTATCAACTTCCATAATTTGCGTCGTTCGTCATCAAGCTTGCATAATTCTTCTGCAATTGGTTGGCGTTCTTCTACGGGAAGTTCCGGATTTGCGACATCATTGTGTAGGCTTGCGTATAATGGAGCGATTTCCTTGATACGGTTATAAGCCTTGCGGATGGATGGATTGAGTGATTCTTCAGTAATGATTTTAACGCCTGGTGTGTTCAATGCGTCGATCTCATCACGCAGTTCTGTGAGTTCAGACATTTTTTCTTCGAATTGTTCCTGGAGGGAGACTAATTCGTCTGCATGATTCTCACTGTCACTCTCTAGTTCGCCAACGCGAGATTGGATATCACTGATCATTGTCTCCAGATCGACCATTTCCTGTTTCTTGCTTTCGATCGTTTCTTGTCGTTCGTCATCACTCATCGTTCTTACTACGACTATTTCTTCCATTGCTGCTGGGTAGATAGCAGGAGAGAACTTGATTTCCTTGTCAATTTTCGTAAGGCTATTGACGAGCTGGGTAAAATGTGGATCGAAGATATGTGGTGCTTCCGGAGCGGTTGCAAAATAAGTGGAAAATCTTTTCTTAGCTGGTTCCTTCGCAAGTGCTTCGAAAAGAACTATACCGTCAGCGTATTTGCGCTGACGGTCGCCTAGCCATTGGGTAAGTTGTTCTTGTCTGGTCATAATTATTCGCTTGGGGTTGGTGCAGGTTTTAATCCTGCTATGACTTCCATGTCAATCGGCGTTTGTAGGAAGATGGCTGAATAATTGGAGTCTACGGTAGCTGTGTAAGTGGTACCACGACGATCGGCTCTTGCTTTACCTCCGTTGAAAGATGGTGCGGTGGTTGCATACAAGCCGGGTTGCCCTAGGATCATTTGTTTGCCATCTGCATCTTCAAAGATATAATATCCTGGAGTGTTTTTGATTAGTGCATTGAATGCGTGCATTCCTGGAGTATTGCCAGGGAAAAAGAAACCGAGCGTACATTTATAGCTGATACCGTCGGCTTCTCCTTGCTGTTCTGCTTTATATTCAACGGTTGCTTCGGTACTGTATAGGTAAATAGGTTGTTTGTAAGTTCCTTCAGCTGGAAACGTAAATGATCCGGCTGCCGTTATTAATTCTTCGTTACTGGTTGCTTTTGATGGATCCGGTACGGTTGGAACTGTCTCAGGAGCATTAAAAGGAACAAAAAGCAACATTCCCTTATAACCTCCCATGTTGTTTTGACCAACTTCCCATTTTAATGGAGCGAATGCGGGACCGGCAGCCATCATGATTAAAGTATCTCCATTGAGATGGCACGTCTGCGAATGCAGTTCGGGGACTGTAATAACCAAAGCTACAAATAAAACGCAGAGAATCAAATAAATGTATTTTTTCATTTGTATAAAAGTTTAGAATAAATAAATAGGAGTGGCCAAACATGACCACTCTTTAGTTATTGAAGATTAAGAGTAGGTTCCGGTTGCGGTTACCACTTCTCCCGCTACTACTGTTACTTGTTTGTTAGCCGGTTTGTTTTTACCGTCCACAGCATTGAATTCAATAGTATAATTGCCAGGAGCCAGTCCCAAAATACATTGTCCATTAGTGCGGCTGGCTGCTTTCCCTTGAATGCTCCAAGTGCCGTTGTCGGCTCCGGTAATATCCACTTGAATAGCTCCGGTTTTACAATAATCACCGGCCAAATCAAGTGATTCATTCTTTTGCTCATTACAGCGGAAGGCCTTTTCATGCCAGTCACGAATACGAGTGTCATATCCGGTTTGTAACCAGAATTGCCATTCGTTCGGATCTTCGTAGATATCGCGGATTTGGCAGAATTTGGTTGCTGCCTGTGTGTTGAATGCGACGTCCATATTTCCTTTCTTTTGTAATACCAGACGTGAACCTTGTCCAAGTGCTTCATGAGATACGATTTCCAATGCTGGACACATTGCATCTTCACGGAGCAATTCAATCATGCGTTGCATGGATGGATATTCCTGCATACGTAGTTTGTTGCGCAAAGCTGCACGTGCTGCTTTCAATACTGTTTCCGCACATTGTAATTGAGGAATACCTGACTTGGATGAACGCAGGTATGTATTTGCTCCTCCAATCCATTCAACTAGATTTTCGTATGCTGCATAGTCTGTGTCAGATGTCGGGGTAACAAAAAGACCTGATTGGGCGAAGTTGCCGCGAGCTGCGTTAACATCACCACCGGTAATCAGCATATCGATCTTAGTGAAGAGACCGTCAAATGCTCCGGACGGTGAGGAAGAGTCTTCGTCACGTTCGGCATGATAGAGTACATATACGACATCTTCAATGTGTGATTTTACTAACGTGAAAGCAACACGCGTTTCCAGTGGATGTTTTTTGTTAATGTTGCTAACCGGTTCGCCTCCTACAATCAGTAGTTCACCGTCATCATACTTTTGAGAGTTTTCCTTAGTGATGCAGACTACATCTTTGGGTTCGATAACTGAAGGTTCATAGCCAAGCAGTTTGTCAGTAAGGCGGAAATCTTTACCAATTTTGTAAGACTGGGTACCACCGGCACGACGACGTTCATTGATCAATGCGTGTTTGCCTTGCAGATCCATGACATTTAGTCCCAGTATAGCTGCTACTTCCTGCAAAGTTGCGAAAGGAAGAGCACGAAGCCCCTTGTCATAAGTAACAAGAGCTTGGTTTAATTTAGATACGTCTATTAATTGGGGAGTAGACATGATTTTTAATAGTTAAGGGTGTGGTTACTAAAATTAAAGGAGACCGTCTTGCTTCAGACGTTCGGTGATGGCCTGATAATCTCCGAGATTTTTTTCGCAGAAGGTGGATAAATCATCCTTAGTTTCACTTGCTCCTGGTTCTGATTGCGGAGAGAGTCCGTTAGATCCGGGTGCAGGAACTTGCTTCAGGTTGTTTACCTGTTCTTTAAGTTGGGTGATTTCATCATCCTTCTGGGTACTTTCATTTTTGAGTTGCAAAATCTCCTGATCTTTGCTTTCTATGCTTGATTTCAGGGTTTTGATTTCTGTGACAGAAGATGCAAGTTTTTCATCTACGTCTTTTTTGGCATCTGCCAGTGAAGTGTGTTCACTCTTCAAACGATTGAATTCACCATGTAATGAATCCAATCTTTCTGCTGATAATTCGGTATTTTCTGCATCTTCCTTATTGATTTTGAAAAAAGAGAGAAAAGCCGGCCATGTTGCTTTGAGATTCATTTTATTTTTAGATGTATGATTGGATAATTCTGGCACGATATGCGTGTCCATACCCGCTGCCAGGAGAACGGATGTGGAACGGTCATAAAGACGAACGGCATTGGAGTTGGCGGGAATATCTACAATCGATGCTTCTCTCAACTCGCATTCAGTGACAGTTTCTCTGGTTTGACCAGGTAACAGAACATCTTTGTTTGCTGATGTAGCTATGATTTTAATACCCACACTTGCGGCATTGAAAGTCCCTGCTTCGTATTTTGCGGCAATTTCTTTTGATAAATCATCAACTTTGTCAAAAATAGGAATGGCAGAAAGTTCGTCACCGTTAAGTTGTATATCCTCCCAATGGCCGATAGCTTTGTAGTCCCCCCAATAGGGTGAACCTTCATCGCGGAAATGCATATATAGCATGATAGGGTTCTTCTTAAATGCTTCGATTGACATTCCGGAAGTAAGAACCCGATAGCCGTAGCAGTTGAGTGATGAATCAGAAAGAATAATACGTTTTTGGCTCATTGCACTTATTTTGGTGCAATGATACATTTATTGAGAAGCCTATGGAAGGACGGATTACAGGCTGTAATACTGTAAAAGAGGATATTGTGAAGTCCCTGATAATTTGAGTTCATACCCTGTAAAATCAGTGACTTTTTTGCCGATAACCTTGGTTAGTTCTCCGAATAGTAAATATGTGCCGGTTCCGTATATATATTTGTCTCCGGCAGGATCCTGACAACGCAAAATGCACCCTTCTGTTATTCTGTTACGTAAATCATTTGCTGCTTCAGGAGCAAACAATGTTTGGGGAAGTTTAATTGCTGCTGAATGTTTATATGTAATTCCTGCCGCTGATTCGTTCGAGGTAACAGTAGGAGATTCAATGATACCCACTGTAGGGAGACGATGCCAGTCATGTCCCTTTATAATCTGGATACATGCTGTATTCTGATGAATAGCAAATAGGGATATTTCATTTTTGTATAGGATATCAGCGAATAATATGCCTCCCATATTGTTGATTTCTCTCATAATTTATTGATTTTCAATTAGTACGCATTTTTAGAACACTTTTCGAACAAAAAAAGGACATTTAACGACACTTGCTCGATCATTTTTTTAAGCGATTATAGCTTCTTTTTTTCTCTTTTCTACGAATATCGGCTCTCCATCGGTAGTAGTTCTTCTTGAATGCATCTTCCGTGATGGAGTCAATACCGTACATGGTCATGAAATTATGTATTCCATTAATGTATGTAATTCCATAACTATGTTTTTGCTCGTCCAAGAAATCGTGCACTTCTGCCCACAGCATCCGGTCGATTTTTCTAACGAGAATAACTTGTGAGCGTTTTCCTAAATAGTTGTAGGTTTTGGGATCTTTGCCGGTACTGCGTTCAGGAAGATAAATCTCAAGATTACCCTGATCAATAGGTGGTATATTGATTGGGCGACGTTCAAGCAGATCATAAATAGTGTGATAGATATCAATCTTGTCTGGGAAATGAATCGGAGAGTTCTGCATATCACAGAACTTTCCGATCAGATACTCCTTAAGATGTGGGGGAACTTCAATCTTAGTAGTAATCATATAAATCATAGTGGCTTAGGTGTGGAGCTAATATACAAAAAAAGAACTGAATAATACTTCTTTTGCAATAAAAAATGTGTCTAATTCAAATACCCCTTTGCGGATGCGTACTTTTTTTTTGTGCAACTGTGCATTTTTTCTTTGAATGATTGTGATATCTGTTGAATATAAGGATATTAGCTTCGTACGAAAAGCCGTACTTTTCAGTACAATATTATTATTCTCCGTACAAAATTCGATTTTGTGCACTTTTGTACGGATTGTACGATTTTGTGCAAAAATTGTACAATGTATAAATACTTGATTATTAATGTAATAAATAGAGAAGATATAGGTTCTGCACAAAAGCACAAAATTTTCTACTATTTTTAGATAGGGTATTTTTAAGAAAGAAATAAAAAATAAAAATAATATATATATGTCCTTTTCTGCGTTTCTCCCTATTCCATGCACATTTGTCCAAAACGTTTTTGATAAAATGAAGGGGAGGCGAGGGGAGCGAAAAAAAAGAAAGCCCGGTACGCTGAAGCGCACCGGGCAATAATACTATTGTGTACATAACAGAAGTGATTCGACTTATGTTAGCGCAAATCATCAGGATAAAACACTTGAGAAATTAATTCATATTCACGAGGCAAGGATTTAACGCCAACAACTATGCAGATTCCTTTTGCTGCAAGCTCATACAGTCTTTGTGTCGTGATGATAGAACCACGAAAGTTATAATTGCTGCATAGCACGAAATAGGTTGTAGGTAGGTCAATTGAATAGATGTCTTTACGTATGATCTTCTTTGCATCTGAAGGTACTTTAGCAAACCCTAAACGAACGGCCAGGCGAGATATGAGTTGCTCTCGATCATCCGTTGTTGGCGCGATGACAACTATTATTTTATTCTCTTTTTTTATCGTCATAATGTTGCATGTTAAAGCGGAAAATTGTATCTTTACAGAGTAATAAATTGGGATATTATAATCATCTGCGATTCGAGTAGAAATGGGGTCTGGGTGTAGACAGCACTATTCGGGGGACATGTCGAATTGCATTATAATCATCAGAGAACTCCAGAAAACTCTCTAAACAGCTTTTCAGTATCATTTCTTCCATTATGTACATAGTTGCTATTTTTATGAATAGGTCACGAGATGCTGGTGTACAGTGTTCGTCGATGCGAATACTTTCACCTTCAGGAATAGTTGCCAAAATGTTGTTGACTGCATGATAAAATCGCATGAATCGATCTGGATCCTGATGGTAGATAGGCATAACTTCGTCTAATACTTCTTTATAACTCTGCATTTTCATATCTGTATTTGGTTTAGAGGATTATTTCACAATCAGATTCAATAAGAAAAAAGATCTCCTTCGTGTCTTTATAGACTCTACGTTTCGCACCAAGAGCTTTCAATTTCTTATGCGAGATTGTCACTTTGGTATCTTCAACTGAATCTATACCGTCAATGCAGGTATGAATTTTAATATTCTTTTTTGTTACTACCCATGCCATATTTACTCCTTTCTAAATTATTATTAATCAATTATTTCAAATGTCACTTTCACTTTTTTACAGCGAAAGCCTTTCTTATACATCTGTTTCCATGTCAAATTAGTTCCGTCTAGCCAGTACCTGACACAATCTCTTCGGTAATATTTTTGAGTATTCATCACAAGTGTACCATCCGGGTAGGTTATCATGTACATTATATCTTTACGCATATTGACTCCTTTCTGATTGTATATTTATTTTAGTTAACAAAGAGCGAAGATGTCTTTTGGAGAAGCATACATATGCAGCCATTTCTCCGACCAATCAATTGTGCTTATTATCCAACCATATGGGATTTCTATATGTGCATTATCTGGATAATAAGCATACCAATGTATACTTATCTCATATTCATGTTGTACTACTTCAAGATCTTTTATTTGGCATTTTAGCCGTTTTATGATTTCTTTTTTAAGTTTGTCTGATTTGAGACAGACTTGCTGTAACGTTAACTTTTCCATGTTTTCAAAAGTCTATTAGGGTTTGTTCTTTTTCTGCATCGTCTTCTGGAATTCCATCTCCTGTATAGGATCCAGTTCCAACGGTAAAATATTCTATTCCTCCAGCTTTATCGTCGATAATGGGGCGGCCATCTTTATCTAGTTGGAAGGGTTTGCCAGTTTTACTGTCATATTTATGTGGATTGAATATGAAGCCTTTCCAGTCACAATACATTATGAACTTCTTTTTAAATGCAGTCGGTGATATAAATTTTCTTTGAGCAGGGTCATATGTACAAAAGGCATCATATAAGTCTTTCCGGACAAGACGCTGATTCAAATGTTCATTTGAAGAGAAATATTCGTCTGCCCAGGATATAAGGGTTTCACCCATTTCCTGTCGGAGTTTCCGTTGCTCGAGCCGTTCTCCAGGAGCTTGTACAACTCCAAACTGAAGATAAAGTTGTATGCAGTTGGCCAATAAGTTCCAAGTGAGATTCCATTGGTCGAAATCCCATTCGGAGAAAAAAAGGCTACCGAAGTCATCAATAGGCTTACGTGAATCATTATAATAATCAGAAAAGGCGAGGAGCCATTGTCGATCAGTGAAGCTGGAACCACTACCACGAATTGCATGATTGGTGGCAATGTAGATTTTGGGAGATGCGGAAAAAGGTAGAGTGATTCTTCTGCCTCCTTTATAGTTTACACTCCAGTCTCCAGTAATATTTGGGAATAAAAACTCAAAATTGAAGTTCTGTAGTACGTCATCTATGAAGACTAGTTTGGTGTTTTCAAGTACATCATTCCAAACGAATTGATCATTGAAGAGGTCACTTCTTTTTCCAGGTATGTAAGCAGTAGGTACAGCGCAGCGCATGAGCTCTCCAATTAAAGACTTACCACTTCGGCCATTAGAATCACCTACTTCAGATTGTTTTCCGTCCATTCCAACAACAGCTTTTGAAACATTATTATCTTTTGCTTCCATTATCATATAACCGATTGCACATAACTTACTCAAGAGATGAATCCTATTTTCATTTTCTTCATCGGCATCTTTTTCTACTTCTGACTTTCGCCAGGAGAAATTGCTGGTGTTTTCCAGAAATTGGAGATAATGACATTTTTCCCCATCTTTTGAGATAGAATAGGTGTAATGATTTTCTTGGTCTACCCTGAAAGTGATTAATGGATAGCCTAAGTACTTGGCTGGAATCATTTTTCGTTGTTCTGCCCATATATGGTGACTGATATTTTCATATCCCATTTCTTGCACATTGTCTTTGGTTATGTACCAACATTTGGTATCAAAATAAAAATATTGGCTTTCTCTATTAGGCTTTATAAAATTGGGTTCAATGAAATTGAGTAGTGATAGTTTGTCCGGGCCTACATACTGGGATACCCCTTTGATAAGCATCTCGTTTACTTCCTTTTTGCAATAGTGTTTTGCAAATTGAAATAAATAATCTCGTGCATCCGATGCGTCGATTGCTTGAACAACCGGTGGATCCAGGTGAATGAACTGATAGGTTTTGTCAAGTCGACGAAGACGACCAAAACCACGATTCTGTAGAAAATTATGGGAATTGACATAGCAGAATTGATATTCAATACGTGAATCTCCTCCCCGATCTTTTTTCTCTACTTCTTCCCAAAATTTTTCATCATCATCGAAGGGCTGTGCCAAGATAACTTTGTCTGTGTCATCAAACTTCCATCGATATCTTCCGAATACAAATTCAGGAAGGTTTTTGAGAATATCCTTATGACGTTCGGCAAATGCTTCATGGGAATGTAGACACCATAACTCTAGTAATTTGTGGTCGGTCCAAGTTGTAATCTTGAACATTTCAACGTACTTTCCAAGGCCTTTTTTTTGATTACACGCAAATTCGATATCATTGGCCAGTTCATCTTCATGATCCTTAAGGGTATTTGACAGTAAATCGTCCAAACCTTTGTCCCCGGCTTCATTTTTCTGAATGTGGCCGACATAAACTTCTACATAGATATTTCGATTCTTAAGAGTACGCATATACTCTTTGAAGTTTTTGGCAGCGTAGAAAAAGCAGTAAGGACGTTTTTCGACACGGTCATTAAGTCGGATATTAGTGCTGATATCATCCCAATCAGAGTCAAATATGAATGCAACTTCTTTAACACCACATGTTGTGATGATCTTTACTAGATCTTCCGGAAGAGAGTTGTTTTCTTTACTACCTAAATTCTGAATACCAGAAACTGCAATTGAAGGAACTCCGTGTTTACAAGCCTTCTCTGCCTTTTTTTCTCCTTCCTGGATATAGAGTCTGGGGATTTGCAGTTTCTCCTTATACATACGGCGCAGTTTCTCTGGAATATAGATAGGCGTACCACTTCCTGAAGGTGATTTATATTTGAATGGTTTCCCTTCTTTGTCTAAATGTGCATCTGGAAATTGCCATCGTATTCGAAAATATTCTTTCCGTTCACCTGTGTCTTTTTTGCGATGATCTTTCCTGGGATAAGTAACTGGCATACCTTCGAGGTCATAATATTCTATGATCACGTCGTCCCCAGATGAATCAATTTCTCCGGATTCGTTTATAGTACCAGGACGAAATGTACGTGTTTCAAAAATCGACTTAGTATCACCGGTTTTATAAATTTTAGCTGTGACATCTTCAAAAGTCAGCCCTGAATCAGAAAGCATTTTAGCACAAAAGCTGTCGACGTCATTGCCTTTAGCTTTTTTACTTCCTTTCTTCATTTTCTCGGTCGGCTTTTTTTTCTGTTCCGGACGCTGGTCAAGAATGACGTTGAATTTGTGTGCCAAGTACTCGAGAGCATCCGGGAATTCTTTTTTCTCGACTCTCATTAAATAGTCAAGTGCGCCAACTCCATTAATTTGATGGCAGGAGAAACAGCCATAAATATCTTTGACCGGGTGGATGCTAAATTTCTTCGACGCCTTGCATACTGGGCAGTCGCATACGTAACTAGCTCCGGACTTACGGAGATTTTGGAAGTCTTGTACCACATCAATCAGGTGACTGGCAGATGCGTCTTTGATGCGTTTTATATCATCATCAGTAAAATTCATAGCTATGGTTTTTTATTTGGTACGGAGAAAACAAGTTCTTCGAGTTGCAAATGAAGCTGTTTTCTAAGGACTTCAATAGGACTGGATAAAAGTTGCGTGTCTGCCTGCTGAATTATCTCTAAAAGATGTTGAGCGTCTTTTGGATGAATATCATTAATGGTGAGTAAACCACGATTGTCAATGTCTACATACATAGTATTACCTTTTTTTGCGCCCTCCTACGGCTTTATGGTGATAGTTTAACTTATATCGTTGGCGTAGTTTTTCCGCATATTCAGATGTTGCATTTTGGGGATCAACGAGAACTTGCGTCCGGGCGTCTATTCTTAACAATATCTTGTTTGATTCTAGCTGAACAGATTGCTGACAAAGAGCTGCAACTTCTTCCGGATTATCGTTCTCAAACAGGTTTATCTTTTCTCTTTTTTGAGTGGATGGGCTAGGAGAGTGAACAACTTTCATAGCTTACTATTATAATTCTTTGAATAGTTCTTCAATAAATTCTTTTAAGTATTGAGGTATCTCCTTTGTTTCTATCTTCTCTTTTTCTTGGTATTTATAATAGTCACAGGCCGTTAATATGATATTACGGGCAATGGATGAATTTTGCATGATCTCCACGACTGCTGGTATGATATTGATAGGAGAACCTGCAATTACTACCGGAGTGGCGACGAGAGAACCTTGCTTTTTATATAAAAAGCAAAGAGCATTCATATCATTTGATTTAATAATATTTGAAATTCCAATCATTGCGGAAGTTATCCGTTTTTCTGCTTCTTCAAAGTTTTCCATAACGTTTACTTTTATGTTAATAATATAAATTGTGGATATTTGGGAATCGAACCCAGCCAACAGAGAAATGCTGAAAACTCCGCCATGCTACCTTACACCATTATCCGTATGCCGGGAATTTCACCCGGCAAATCTAGTGTGACAAACCTAACCAGGGACTGGATACCCTACATGCCTCCTTAAGCATGGCTTTTTATGATTAATAATGATAAACTTCTATTTCCTCATTTGAGTATAGAAAATGTATAACTAAAATACCGGGCTTGTCCCGGACGCATTCCTTATGCGTAATTTGATTAAATAATATATGGTTGATTAATAGAAGTTTCCTGTCTTTTGACTCGATGTTCAGTCCGTGTTCTGCGAGAACGGCGCACTGTATATGTTGAGTCTGTAATGATCGTGATTTCTCCACCAATAAACAGGAAGAGTAGTATGACTGATATTTGTCTTCTAACAAAAGGAGATAAGTCAAAGCTAATGTTGTGGTGTGTACAAAACCACCATGCGGAGATTTCGTTGATCTTATTCAGTCCCAATTTCTCTTTAACTTTCCGGAGGGTATTATCTACGGTTCGTACGCTGATCTGCAACAGTGAAGCTGTCTCTTTATATGAGCCTCCCCATGCAACGCATTCGGCTATTTCATTTTCTCGTTTTGCAAGTGTGACTTTTAAGTTCATGGCTATATATCTTCAATGGTCCAACAGTCTGTTATATCATATTTCTTAAAGACTTCTGTAATTGCCGAGAATAGAGTTACAGAGATATCGATAATCCCGGCATTCAGCTTTTTGGAGAAGTACGATCGTGATGGGTTATTTAAAACCTGTGTCAAGTCTGATTTGAGTTTGTCTTTATCTTCTAAAGAGACTTGCAGATATCCTTTTTTAAATGAATAGCGTTTTTTCGCTATTGCAGATGTTCTAGTTTTGTTGTACATTTGTTGCAATAATTTTGAAATCACTGTGCAAATATAGAGAACTTTTCTCTATTTGCAAATATTTTACGAGAACATTTCTAATAAAAAGATATTTTATTGCGAATTGTTCTATAAATGAAAATAAATAATGGAGAATAGTTCTATTGCTAAAGAGACATTTATAGACCGACTTGAGTTTTTTATGAAAACTGAAGGATTGAATTCTAATAGCTTGACTGTTGCAGCAAACCTTTCAAATGGTCTTATAGGTAAAGCTTTAAAGAATAGGTCATCTATGAATTCTGATAGTATAGAACGAATCTTGTGTGCTTACACAAACTTAAGTGCCGAATGGTTAATGACTGGTAAGGGCACTATGTATGTGAACGATCAGCCTGCGAAAGCATCCGATATTCCTAACAACTTGAATAGTGATAATTTGGTCTTTTTTTTGCGTGATAGGAATAAGGAATTGGAATGTGAAAACAGGAGATTACTCGTAGAAAACGCATCTTTGAGAACAAGATTGGAATTACTGGATGATTCCAAAAATAAAACAGGATGACGATTATTAAAGGGGGAAAATTCCCTAAATAAATAGTGAAGTATAACAAGAAAGATAAACTCTAGAAACTAAAGAACTGTTTCGGTTCCGGTTACGTTTGTAGCCCGCTTACGAGATAAGTTCCTGATTGTTAGTACTGAAAATAGTACGCCAGGAACCTCAAGCAAAGCTCCGAAACTACTTATAATAAAGGGTTTCGGAGCTTTTTGTTTTTGAAGAGGACGCAAATAGGGGCGCAAGCTTTGGATAAGTTTATTTACGATGCACCGATAAACGCTTTTTTTCAACGTGTACCCGGACTTGCTACTTGAAATGTAACGGTAATTAATAAAAAAATGCTGCTTATCTGATGTGATAAACAGCATTCATTCTGGAGAGCCTCTTG